GCACTGGTAACATCTTTGTAAACTTTTTAGCACCACAAACTGGCACAGTTACACCAGCAGCAGAAAACAAGGGCAACTTCAAGGCAGGTGGTTTATTTAGAACAAACGCACAAAACTTAACTGCTGATACTACAATACTTGCTACAGAAAACGCACAAGTAACTGGAACATTTACAGTAGATAGTGGCGTTACATTGACAGTGAATAGTGGTGGAAGATTGGTGGTATCGTGAGTACAATTAAAGTAGACACAGTCCAAAGCAGAGGTGGTGGTGCAGTTACATTAACTAGTCAAGAAGCTGCTAAAGTTAGATACAACTTTGAATTAGATAGTAGTGATAATGCATTTGAAGGATCCTTTAATTGTTCATCTGGTTCAGATGATGGAACAGGTGATGCTACAGTAACTTTTACAAATGCAATGGCTAATCAAAATTATACACCAACTAGTTCTAGTGCAGACGCAGATATTTGTCACACTCAAGCAGACAGAACTGACGGAAATATAAGTAGAGTCACTACAAGTTTTAAAACTAGAATAAGAGACAATGGCAATACAGCAAGGGATGCAATAGCTTATGTGGCAATATTTGGAGATTTAGCGTGAGTACAGTAGTATTAGATACCATAACAGGTAAAACCACTGCAACAACCATAACCATCGGCTCAACACCTGTGGTTAGTGCAAGTGCAAACTCTATGACTATTAGAGGTGAGGGTAGCAATCAGACAAGTATTCAACAAGGTTTAGCAAAGGTCTGGTCACGATACACTAGTTCAGGTACTGCTGCGTTAACTGACAGTTTCAATGTAACAAGTTTTTCTGACGGAGGCACAGGCATAGGACAAATAACCTATTCTTCAAACATGAATAATGCTGATTATAATTGCACAGCGTCATGTGGAGAACTTAGTGGTGGAGGAAACAGAGTGATAGGTATGAACGGAAGCACACAAGCACCCTCAACCTCATCTGTTGCTTTCAAAGGATTTAATACAAGTTTTTCTGCAACTGATTTAGATTTCAATTGTATTACAGTTCACGGAGATTTAGCATAATGGCAAACGGAACAATAGCATTTGATACATTACAGACAAGTGGACAAATAAGTGGAACAGCTAGATCTGTAGACACAGAGCATATTGTAAAAGGTAGTGCAAAGTTTCTTGTTACATATACATCAGTCACAACAACGGCTACATTTTCTAGTTTTAATTTTTCATCATTAACAGATAATGGAACAGGTCAAGCAACTCATTCTTTTACAAACAACTTTTCTGCAGATAAAGAATACGTTGTGGCTGCGAGTGCCTGTTTTTCTTCAGAATTTACCACGACCTTCACAGCTGCTCCTGCTGTAGATAGTAAAGTATTGACTGATAGTGTAAAGATAGTATCAAAATTTGTTCAAGCAAGCAGTGGAACGGTTACTGATTTAACATATGTTTCAGCTGCTTGTATAGGAGACCTTGCATGACAATAAAAACCCCAGAATTTCAAGGCACACATCTTTGGGATAGATTGTGTTGGGCAAAAGAAAAACTAGAGCCTTACAGAACAGAATATTGTGTAGTGTGGGAAGATCCAGAAACACCTGATGAACCTGCAAAGGTCACACATCCTGATCCTAATTGGATGGCTTGTGCATTGCAAGGTGGCATATTACCACCAGTTGAGGTATATTGGGAATTAAAGAAAGATGAGTCACAACCAGACTTTGTAAAGCATACAAGAGGATACTTGTTACATAATACAAAGCCTATTGAAGCAATGACAGAAGAAAGAGCTATAGAGTATTTAATTATGAAAGATATTCCACAACATGTGTGGAGAGATTATGATAAAGCAAATAAGCCAAGAATGGTCATTTGTAGAAAGAATCAACTTCCTAGCACTAGAGTATGGCGAAATGCTTGGAAGATTAACGAAGAACTAACCATACAGAAAGATGAGGTGGCTTAAATGACAACAACAAATATAGTAGATAAGGATGGCAAGATTATTGCAGCGTCTGATGCAACTATACCATCCGATAGACATTTTAGAAATGCTTGGACATTATCAGGCAAGACTATTACCGAAGATTTAGCTGAATCTAAAAAGATTTTTAAAGAAAAAATTAGAGAAGTTAGAAAGCCTTTGCTTGATGAAGAAGATGTAGTTTATATGAAAGCATTAGAAGCTGGAGATAGTTCTGCACAAGCAGCTAGTGTTACTAAAAAGAAAGCATTAAGAGATGCACCTGCGGCACAAGCAATCACAGATGCAGATACTATTGCTAAGTTAAAAGCAGCTTGGGATACAAGTGTATTAGGTGATAGTCCTTACGCATAGGAGTAACGGATGGCATTAACTAAAGTAAGAGGAGCAGGTGCAGAAGGTTTAACCTTATCAAGCACTAGTCTTACAGTAGCAAATGGTTTAACGCTCACTGATGGTAATGTGACCTTAGCAAGTGGTCATGGTATTGACTTTAGTGCTAACAGTGGTGCTAGTGGAATGTCTAGTGAACTTTTTGACCACTACGAAGAAGGCACATTTAGTGTAACTATAAGAGATGCAACAAGTGGTGGTAATACAGGTTCTGTATCACAAAGCAATAAATATGTAAGAATTGGTAATAAAGTTTGGATGCAATTTAATCTTATAAATATAACCACCACTGGCTTAACCTCTGGTAACAATCTTTATTTTACTGGATTACCTTTTACACCAGCTACTGGTTCTAATGGTTGTGGTTCAATTTTTTTAGATAGATTTAATATTGACAATAATCGTTATCAAGTAAATATTTTTCAAAATGCAGGTCAAAGTTATGCAGCAGTAATACAAAATGCAGATTTTGGTGCAAGTAGTGCTACAGGTTCTACAGCAACTGTTAGTCTTTTTGACAATGCAACTGCTGATTTATTTGGTACATACATGATTGAAGTATAAGGAGTTTAATATGGCAATAACAAAAACAGAAGAAATTGCTGCTATTGAGGTTATTCAAACTTGTATAATACAAGTCGCTACGGACACAGTAATTAAAGAAGATGGTGTGGAAATAAGTAGAACACGAAATCGTTATAGTATAATTCCTTGTGGATATAGTAGAAAAAAAGATGATACTCCAGATAAATGGGTATGGAATGATACCGATGTAAGTGACCAACCACAGCAAGTACAAGCAATAGCAAATGCCATTTGGACAGATGCTGTTAAAGCAGACTACAAAGCTAGAATGATAGCACAGGGGTAAACAATGCCATACATAGGTCGTTCAGAAAATTTTGGTGTAAGAAGTAGATTTCAATATCAAGCCACGGCTGGACAAACCAGTTTTAGTGGTTCTGACGCTAACTCTTTATCATTAAGTTACACTGATACTCTGTATATGGATGTATATCAAAATGGTGTTCTGTTAGTGCCTGGTGATGATTACACTGCAACAACTGGTACAACTGTTGTTTTAGTTCAAGCAGCAAGTTTGAACGACATAGTAGAAATGGTCGTGTATGATACTTTTTCTGTAGCAAACTCCTATACAAAAACAGAGGCAGATACGAGGTATCCTTTTAAGGGTAACAATAGTATTATAAGATTAAACGGACAAACAATAAGTGCAGATATTACAATAGATAGTGATGAGAATGGTGTAAGTGCAGGTCCTATAACACAGAACGCTACAGTTACTGTTAATGGCTACTGGAGTATTGTATGACAAGTCAATTAAATGTAGATACCATAGTAGATAAAGCAGGGTCAGGTGGAACGAATGTTAAGATAGCAAACACTTCTGTTACTGTTGCAGAAGGTGGTAGTGCGACAACAACAACTGTGCAAGGGTTAGCAAAGGCTTGGGTTAGAGGAACTACTGCTGCTGTTAGGCAAGATTCTTTTAACACAAGTGGTGAAACCGACCACGGAACTGGTGATTTTAGTTATTCCTTGTCTAGTTCTTTTAGTGCTGCTACTTATTCTTTCACTGCTACTGCATCTAGCACAGACCAACGTAGAAATGCTACTGAAAATGCTGCAAGAGTAACAGCTAGTCTTATAGCTGTTGTAACATCTGATGCAGGCACAGTGGATAATACAAATCATTGTATTACAGCACACGGAGATCTCGCATAATGGCAAGTGAACTTAAAGTAGATAAATTTACAGGTGTAACTACAGCAGGTTCTATTGATGTTACAGGTGAAGGCAATAGTACAACAACTAATCTGCAACAAGGGTTGAATAAATCATGGGTTTCTCAATGTGACCAAGCAGGTGCGGCAATTGATGGAGACTCTTTTAATATATCTGGTTATACTGATGTAGCCACAGGTAAATCAGGAATAGCTATAACGTCTGCTCATTCTGATGCACTATATAATTGTATGGCATCTGGTCAAGTAACTTATGGTTCAGCTGCTGTAGCTACAGATTCAAGTAATTATCAACTTCATTGTCAAAATAGTGCAGAATCCTTTTCTGATAAAACCGTTCATGGTACAAGTTTAGGAGACCTCGCATAATGGCTAGTATATTAAGAGTAAATACATTAACAGATGCAAGTAGTAATAACTCTACTGCTATGAGTACTATTAATCAAGGTACAGCAAAGGCTTGGGCACATTATGACCAATCAGCTTTAGATAGTGCAAACAGAGATAGTTTTAATTTTTCTGGTGTGACAGATGTTTCAGCAGGTAGGTTTACGGAAACATTTACTAACGCTATGAGTAATGCAAATTATGCAGCAGGTCATCTTACAAATCAAGTTGTGACAGATTTAGCTGGTAATGAAGTTGAAACTACTGCAATAACAACACAATCTAGGAATAGCTCTTTTACAGCAACAGACAGTGACAACAATTTGATTTCAGTGCACGGAGACTTAGCATGACTAGATCAGCAGAATTAGCAAAAGTCATTGGAAAAGGTTCTGTTGATATACATGGTGAAGCAGGAACAACAAGTAGTGGATCAACAGGACTAACGACTAATCTTCAACAAGGGTTGGCAAAAAGTTGGATAAATCAACAAAATGACACAATTCAAAACAATACTAATGACAGTTTTAATATTTCAAGTGCTGCAGATACTGCAACTGGACACAGCACATTTACAGTAACAAATGCTTTTAGTTCAGATACATTTGCAAGTGTAGCAAGTGCAGGTCAGAGTAGTACTACTGATAGATTTGCACAAAATGTAACAGAAGCAGATGGAAAGCAACCATCATCATCAACTTTTCAAACTAAAGCGTTTGATGTTAGCACAGGAGCAGCAAATCATATTGATGCGTTTATGGTTTGTTGTTTAGGAGATTTAGCATAGATGTTGGGTCACGCTTCTATATCCGAAATATCTTTCTCAAATACATTAGGTATTATACAATCTGGTGTTGCAGATATTATTGGTACGTCTACAAAAACTTCTGTTGGTGTTGGTATACTAACAGGGACAGCAGACATAAGTGGTAACTTTACACAAGATACTTTAGGTAGTTTTGTAAGCAGTGCTACAACAGATATAAGTAGTAATTTCACACAAACCACAGAAAACATAACAAGAATAAGATCGGAGACTACATCTTTAGAAGCGTCTTTTACAAAAACAACTATTGGGAGTGCTATATTCTTAAGTTCAATTACAAATGAATTGAGTTTTACAAAAACAACTATTGGAGATATACTATTTGTAGAGATTAATAGTGTTTCACAGCCTATAGGTAAAAGACCCGCAGGCTCACCAACACCAGGAGCAGGATACACAGAAATAACACCAACAGGAGTTGAGACATATACACAAATAACACCTAGTGGCACGGAGACATATACACAAATAACACCAACAGGAGTTGAGACATACACACAAACAACACCTAGTGGCACGGAGACATACACAGAAATAGTGAGGTAATAATGGCAAGTACATACACAACTAATTTAGGTATAGAAAAAATAGGTGCTGGAGAACAAGCTGGTACATGGGGCACTACTACAAATAATAACCTTGATATTATCGATGAAGCTGTAAATGGTGTTATAAGTATAGCTTTAACCACGACAAGTAAGACATTAACTACTAGCGATGGCTCACTCTCAGAGGGTGGTAGAAAAGTTTTAATATTTACTGGATCACCAGGAGGTGCTTGTACAGTAACGATAGCTCCTGCCGAAGTAGAAAAAATGTATTTTATAGACAATCAGGCAGATCAAAAACTTACTATAATACAAGGAACAGGTGGCACTACTGGTAACGGTAGAGCGGTTGAGGTAGCGGCTGCGTCTAAGGGATTTATCTATGCGGATGGTGCAGGAGACTCAAATGCCAAAGTAGTTGATCTTTTAAATGGAATTACATTTGGTAATACAAAACTTACAGCGACAGCAACTGAATTAAATATAATCGATGGAGATACATCGGCTACCTCAACAACAATAGCAGACGCTGATAGAGTTGTGTTAAATGACAACGGCACAATGGTGCAGGCTGCCGTGACTGATGTAAGCACTTATATGAATGCTAATGCTTATTCAAATGAAACTACTATAACAGGAACAACAGCAACAATCACTCCAAGTGCTGCAAAATCAATATATCAAAGAGTAGATGCTTCAAGCAATAATGTTGCTGTAACCTTGGCAGTAGGTAGTTTAGCCATAGGACAGTATATTATTTTAGATAAAATAGATACAAGTAGTAATACTATGACAGTAACTTATCCTAGTAATCAACAAGGAGTTTCATTAGGCTCTTCGGCAGAACTTGTCATAGCTATATATAACGGGACATCTTTTTCATTTGTAGAAACAGTTAAATCATAGGTGATACATGTCTATACCTTTAGTTTCAAATGTTGGATTTACAGAAATAACTCAAGCATTGGTAGACAGTAATTCTGGTGTTTTAAATGATATAGCTGGTACAGCTAAAAGTAAATTACCAGTTCAATTATTTAAGTTAACAGAAAATATAACTGGTAATCTTACATTAAATAATGATTCTGCACAAAAAAAGTTAATTCTTGACACGAATGGTAACGATATTACAAACGACAATGGTGCACCTCTTACAACAAACTCTAGTGTAACTTTGGAACTTAAAGGAAGTGGAAACATAATATCAAATTTAAAATCATTCACTGTTACAGAAAGTAGCACAGGTTTTACAGGAACAAATACAATATCAGAACTTGGTAATTCTACTATGGCTGTTACCACACCTTCTACTGTTGTACAACATAATACAGTCACTAATACTGGTGCATTATCAACTACTCAGTCTGCAGATTTTACTGCTGTTGCAGGTGCATCTCCTAGACCAGGTTTTAGACCTTTAACAGTGACTATTAATGGAGTCACTTATCAAAGTTTTACTTCAGCAATGAGAACTGCAATGGTGCTTTGTAGTCCAGGAAACTCATGGGATAGTGCTTCGATTACTACTTCAACTCAAGGAGCTACCTCTTTTGGTACAAATGGTATTGCTCAAACAACAACTGGAAGTTTTGGAAATAGTGGAAATCAAGCAGTGGGAGATATACTTTATCAAGCAGGTTATAATAGTTCTGTTGGTTGGATAGTAGGAGGTTTTGTAAGTGGCTTTGGTGGAGATAATAGTGAACTAACTCAGTTTTCTGCTGCAAGCACTTCTAATCCTGGAACTATATCTAATTTTAAAATAGGTGTAACAACTGCTCAAAGAACTTTTACATTTACAAATAATTTAAATGTAAATGTTACATTATCAGGTAACGATCCTTTTACTGGTCAAACTGCTAATAGTGGTGGTGGGACAGCGGCAGTGGGTCCCACCACCACTACAGATGGTTCTTTTAGTGTTACAGCATCATTTTCAGATAGTAATGTTGCTATAGTAAATATTAATGATGGTACTGGTAGCATCGATACTAGTGCTCATACTGGAACTAGATCAACGAGAGCGTTTTAATGAGTTTAACTAAATTAAAATTTCAACCAGGTATTGTTTCTGATGTAACTCCTTTTACTAATCAAGGTGGTTTTACTGATGGAGATAAAATTAGATTTAGATTGGGTTCACCAGAAAAATTTGGTGGTTGGGAAAAATATAGTTCGAATCAATATTTAGGTAGTGCTAGAAGACTGCATAACTGGGTAGCACTTGATGGTTCTGATTATATGGGTATTGGCACACATCTTAAATATTATATAGAAGAAGGTCAGACTTTTAATGACATAACACCCATAAGACAAGTAACTGCTGCAGGTGATGTAACTTTTGCAGCAACAACTGGATCTACAACAATAACTGTCACAGATCCAGCACATGGTGCTAACGAAAACGATTTTGTTACTTTTTCTGGTGTAGATTCTAATGGTCTTGGATCAGGCGGTAATATTACACAAACAATATTACAAGCAGAGTTTCAAATTGCATCTATTATAAGTTCTAATTCTTATACAATAACATCAAGTGTAGCGGCTAATTCATCTGACACGGGTAGTGGTGGATCAAATGTGGTAGGCACTTATCAAATAAATACAGGATTAGATGTAACAGTCGGTGGAACGGGTTGGGGTGCAGGTCAGTGGAGTGGTACGACATCTGGTGCTTTAGCAACACAATTAGCAGAAGCATTAGATGCAAGTGAAACTGACATAGATGTGGACAGTGCAACAGGAATCACGGCTGGTGATTTGATATTAATAGAAGAGGAACTGATTACAGTTGGCACAATAAGTTCTGATACTTTAGGAACTGGTGGAGGTGCATCAACTAGAGGTGCAAGTGGCACGGATGCCGCAACACACGCAGACAATACACTTGTAAGATTAGCAGTGGGTAACACAGATTCTGCCAATGACTTTGTTGGTTGGGGTAATGCAGCAAGTGTCACGGTTTCTGGAGCACAAATTAGAACATGGTCTCATGATAATTTTGGAGAGGATCTAATAATAAATCCTAGAGACGGTGGTATTTTTTATTGGGACAAATCAGCTAGTGGTGGTTTATCTACAAGAGCCGTAGAACTTAGTGCAACAAGCACATTTTCTGGAGAAACAAGTGTGCCTACAATAGCTAAACAAGTTCTTGTATCAGACCAAGACCGACACGTCATTGTGTTTGGTTGTGATGGACTTGGACAACGGCCCACGGAAAGTAATGCTGGTGCAACTGCTACTAAACAAGGGAACGGGGTACAAGATCCATTGTTGATACGTTTTTCATCACAAGAAAATCCAGTAGATTTCTTTCCCACTGCTACAAATACAGCAGGTGATTTAAGGTTAGGTGGTGGATCTACCTTCAT